TAATTGTGCATCAGACATTGCCATCTTCGTCTTCTGCTTATTCTCGTAAATCTTACTTCCAGCAGAGACGGCTAATTTTATTGCCGATAACCACATAATTAGTACGCTTTAGAGTTTCTTTTCTTTTCTGCTAACATTCTTTTCTGACCGCCAACTGGCATTTCAGGTTTTCCTGTAGCAATATAGTTAAAAGCACCATCTGCAGTAGTTTTAGATCTAGGATCTACCTCAATACTTTGCTCAGCAACTTTAACTTCTTTAATTTTATCAAGTTTTTGCATTTTTTGCTCCTTTTATTAATTATCGTCTATCATAACTTGTGCTTTTTGTACACCAGTCTTTGCAAGGCTTACTCCAGCACGTAATTTAGCTAAATCTTCGTTTTGATCCATCTTATCTTCAGCTATTTCTTGTGCTTGCATTAATTTTGCTCTGTTTAAATCGTTTTGAGCTTCGTCTTGTTTCATTTTTCGCTCGTTTTCCATCGCTCTAAGGTCAACTTCACGCGATTTTAGTTTTAATAACGGATCAGAATCAAATTGAGAAGTAATTTTATTCTCTTCTTTCATAAATTCTTCTGTCATTTCAGCAATTAGCACTGCTTTTCTAGCTTCAACTTGATTTGTAAGCATTTGTAACTGTTGTTGAACCTGTGGATCCATAGCAGCCATCTGTTGCATCTGTTGCATTTGCATTAATTGCTCTCTAAACTCTAATTGAACTTGTTCTTGAGCCATAATTGAGATGTGTTCAAGTATATTTTTCTGTATTGCAGCCATAACCATAGGATTATTTCTAACCATGTTAGTCGACATAAAATTTAAGTGCGCTGTAATGTGTGCTCTATGATCTTGACCAGGAAAAGCTTGAAAAGGTTTACCAGCTAAAGCATTAATATGTTCCATACTTGGGTCCATTGGTGCGTTTGGTGCTGGTGGTGGTAAAACTGCATCAACATCTTTTACACCAATTGCATTATACATGTTTCTGTAAATTTGATACATGTTGTGTAGTTGTGGATTAGATGATGCTATCTGTAATTGTGTTTGTGCAAGTGTAATTCTTTGTGACATAGAAAATATATTTGGATCTGCAACAGGCACAACATCCACTCTATCATCAAAATCAGACTGTTTAATATTTCTTGCACCACCTACAACATCATAAGGATATTCTGGTGGTAGATATTGTGAAACTATTTTTGAAAGTAATTTAAATTCTTCTTTCATAGCTGCATAACATCTTTTGTGTATTGCAGACATAACTCTTGAACCACGTTCTAGTAATGCAACAGTTGTACCTACAGCTGCTGCTTGGTTACCGTCGCCCACTTGCATATCAGCAATAGCCGCGAATCTTTGACCAGCCTGAACAACCACACCAAGTAATTGTAATAATGTAGGACTTGGTTCTTTGTAGGGTAATGGAAAGAACGCATCACGTAAACTACCACCTGGTGCATCCACATCTTTAAATTCACCTGGTTGTATTGGAGCTGCTTCATCTCTAACTCTAACACCTCTTTGTTTAAATCCTGCTGGCAAGTTTGCTAATGTTCCTGCATCTAGCAATTGACGGAGAGCCGCCGTTGCCGTACGGCTCAATCCGCCAATCATATGAATGAGTCCAAAGCCATAAAACCCAAGTCCTGGCAGAAATTTGAAATGGACAAAATATTGGATTTTATTTTTCTTTAGATCATCGGGCGCATAGTTCCTTCTAATAGAAAGAACTGTTCGGTTGCCTTCTTCTACAGTTACTATGTAGGGCAATTTTATTCCTGTTGGTTCACCATCAGAACCAACTTCTTCAAAACCTTCTAAATCTAAATTTACATGACACTCTAACAAAGTATATACAGGTTCTTGTTTTCCTGTTTTTTTAGTGCCGTCTAATTGTTTTTCTTTTTTCTCTAATTCGTTATTTGAATCTGTACCAGGAGGTCCTAGCTCTACATCTCTGTAGAAGCCATTGACCTGCTGTTTTCTTAGTTCATTCTCTGAAATTTTAACAGTGTGAATTAAAGCCTCCGCATCATCTAATGAGGTAGCTGTATACGGAACAATTAATTCATCTGCCGGTACAAACTTTGATACTGCTCTTCCAAGAGCTGTATCATAGTAAACTTTTTTAAAAGTAGAACCCGCTAGTGGTAAATGAAATAACATAGAATCAAACTCTGCTTCGTATTCTTTCATTTGATCCATAATTAAATAATTCATAAAATCTTTTACACGTTGTGATTGTTGTTCAGTTTGTGGATTTCTAAGACCAATAATTTGTGTTCTTACTGGTCCATCGCTTGGTAATAATTCTTTGTATGCTTGTGCTTGAAACTGTGTGACTGCTTCTGCTAAAACTGGGTGTGTTGCACCTGATGCTCCCTGAAACGGTTCTGTTCTATTTTCATATTTAAAACCTAAAAGATCTAAACCTGTTGTATAAGATTGTTCCCAATCTTTTCTTGAAGTTTTATAATCCATGTAGTTTTGAACCATTTCATTACCAATTGGTTCTAAAACATCGTCAGGTAAAATATCTGCTAAGTTATCAAAATGATTTTCTGTTCCAGGTATATTAATTGCACCTGGTTCAAAATCGATTGTTGCACCACCGTCTTCTTCTGGTACGACTTCTACGGGTCCTTTTGGATCTTGTTCTTCTTCCTGAACGGCTACTTCTTGCAACTCTTCATCTGAAGGTATCTCAAGTTTAGTACGAGTGTTCGGGAGTCCTTTATCTATTTCTGCCATTTATTACTCCTATATATTCTTAACACGTTTAAACAGCCCTGACAAGCCTTGTGAGTTAGGTCCTGACTCTGGTGGTGGGCCTTGATCTACACCAGCTATTTTAGCAATACCACCACCTGCAAATAAACCTGGTTGTTCATACAATAAATTTTCAAGATCTGCTTTTGTCTTTGCATCCATAATTTCTTTTTCTTTGTCTTTAACATCTTCCATTTGTGTCATAAGTTTATCTACTTGTCGTTCTAGTTTATTTACTTTTTCTTGACTTACAACTAAATCAGTAGAGATAGTAAATGTTCTAGACAATGACCATGCACCGAGTGCAAGGACTATTGCTACCAGTAAACTCATTGCGTGGTTCATTAGCAAACTCCTGCATGAACGACGAATAAATATATAAGAGATGCAATTACAACTAATCTATATGTACGTTCATTTCTATCTATGAATGCATTAATAGGATTCACTGCATATCTTCTTACTATACTAATAATTTGTCTCATTTATATGCTCCATTTCCATTAGCAAAAGTTCTTTGTCTATCTTTAAGTTTTTCAATATCAATTAAAACTTTGTTCATTTGTTTCTGTAAAAATTCTATATTAACTTTATTGTGCATTCCGTCCTCAATGGCTTTGTTTAATCTATCCACAGACTTATACAAATCTTCTACTAACATGTAGAGCTCTGCCTCTCCAGATGATTTACCTAATTGTCCACGAGGGTATTTAATTCTAAATTCAGAGTTAGCTTCTAAATCTTTTCCCATTAATTCTAATTGTGTTGAGTGCTGGTTGAGCTTCTCATTAATACCAAAGTAAGCCCAGGTTCCGATCGCAACCATCATAATTAAAGAGGCAACCGTCTTCATAGGCATTTGTACTGCCGCTTCTTCAGATATTTTTAAAGGTTTATTTGGCATTTTTTAATCTCGGGTCTTTCATTATTATCACATCTGGATTGTCTTTTAAATACTGCTTTTTAAGTACAGTCCAGTAGCTTACTTTAGGGTCAAAATCCCTGTCCCCAGTAAAACTAGACGCTGACATTACACCCACTTTCATACACATATTAATTAACTCTGCAAATTCTGGTGGTGGAGGGTTAATTCTAGGTACCCTTTTACACTCTTTGATAACTTCTAATTGAGTTTTAATCTTCATTTGTTTTTCTTGTTCTTCTACAAATTCATCTGTGCATGCCGAACCCAGGTATTTTCTGTATGTAAATCTTAACATTCTATCATCATCAGTTCCTTCATAATTATTACTAGGACTATAATGATTATAGTTATACTGATCATCTCTTTGTTCAACAGAAACTGAAAACTCACCCTGAGCACACGTGTTTGTGCCGTTGTTTAGATATTCGTTTCGTGCTTGTGCTGTTGTAGAAAACAGAAAGAATAAAGCACTAACGATTAAGATCTTTAATATCATATGCATGCTCCCTTACTTGGTCTGCTAATTGTCTATATAAGTTTTCTGCCATCTCCCATGTAGCTTCGGCAGCGGATAGTCTTGTTTGTATTCCTGTTACTTTTTCTTTA